CGGCGGGATTGTGCAACTGATTGCACTGGACGAGTTCTCGCGCACGATGTTGTTGGCGTCGCCGAGCACCAAGGTGTCGTTGGTGGTGGCGGTGCGGATCGTGCGGGTGGTGTTGGCGATGCCGGGGGCGGTGGCGACCCATTTGCTGGTCGAGTTGTTCCACGTCAGGCTATAGCCGTCGATGCGCGACCCTTCGGTCACATTGACATCCGACAGGCCGGTCAGGGCGGTCGGGTAGGTCGGCAGAGCTTCAGCGGACCATTTCGAGGTGCTGTTGTTCCAGTAGAGCACGTAGCCGTTGATGCCCGAGCCTTCTGTCACAGACACGTCGGTCAGGCCGCTGATTGTGACAGAGCCGGTCGGCAGCGTGCCGGGTGCCCATTTACTGGTGCCGCTGCTGTAAATCAGCACCTGCCCGTTGGTCGGGCCGGTGGTCTCGTCCACGTCGGTGCTGGCGGCGATGGAGCAAGGCGTGGCGGGCAGACCCATCTGCCATGTATTGGTGGTCGAATTCCAGATGACGGTGTCGCCGTTGACCTTGCCGGTGCTGTCCACGTCGTTGAGGTTGCCCAACGAGACGTTGACATAGCCTTGGCTGACGCGGATCGCGGCGGGATAGTCGGGGTCGTCATAATAGGTGTAGAGCGCGCCGAGGCCGCCCACCACGGTCGCGCCGATGCGCTGATACAGACCGAGCGAGGTGGGGATGCCGATCAGGGCGGTGGCGGCGTCGATGGTGCCGACCAGCTGCCAGAACAAGCCATCGGTCGAACACAGGCCGATGACGTTGGAGCCGTCGAACTCCAGCCGCAGCCATTTGGCGTCGCTGAAGTTGCCGGTGATCTGGGTTTCGACGTTGGCGCTGTCCTGATAGATCATGCGGACGCGCAGGCCGTTGACATGGTCGTCGCCGATGGCGAGCGAGACCGTCCTGCCGCTGATGTCGCGCTTGACGACGATGCCCGCGAGATGGCCGTTGTCGCCATAGGAGGACGGCGACACGCGGCAGGTCTGCACCCATGGCGTGGTCGAGGCCGCCAGCGTGTGCAGCAACAGGCTGACGGCGTTGGCCGCGCCGCTTTCCGCCATGTTCACCGCGAGGCCGCGCTGGGCCACCATGGTGGGGGAGGCGTGCGAGGCGTTGACCAAGGTCGGGAACATCGCGGCGGTCGGCGGGGCGAAGGGGCCGAACTCATAGGTCGAGGGCTGGGCCGTGCCGGTGACGGTGCCGAACACCGCGTTGATGTCGTGCGGCTTCCACTTGTGGGCGACGCTGTCGTATTGCAGCAGGTTGCCCGCAGTCGGCGGGGTGGTGGTCTCATCGACATCGGTCAGGGCCGCCAGCGTGGACACGCCCGAGATGGTGATGTTGGCGGTGCCGCTGACATCGGTGACGTTGACGCCAGCCCCGGCGAAATTGAGGGCGGTGACGGTGCCGACCGAGGTGCCGTTGTAATCGACCGCCAGCGTGGTGCTGGACGGCAGATTGACGGTGATGCCGCCTGCGCCGTCGTCTGTGACCGCCCCGGTGATGCCGAGGAAGTTCACGCTCTTGGTGGCGGTGTCGAGCGCCGTGCCGTTCAACTTGACGGTCAGGGACGACGGCAGGTTCTCATAGATGAAGCCGGTGGCGGTCGAGTTGATGGCGACGATCTGCCCCGCCGTGCCAATCGACGACGGCATGTCGGTCAGGGTCTGCAGCTTGATCACCGTGCCCGACAGCACGTCGGACAGCGACTTGTAAGTGAGCTGGTCCTCCATGGTGTTGACCACGAGGAACTTATTGGCGGCCCCGACCATGGTGCCGGGGCCGTCCAACATCTCACGGAAGGTATAGGTGATGACCGCAGGCGATGCGCCCCACGCGGTGCCGTTGTACATCAGCACGTCGCCGGTCGCGACGCCGGTCGTCGAGACGTTGCCGATCTGGTTGATGTTGTTGATCGCGATGATGCTGGTCGGGGCGACGAACTTCATCTTGCCCGACGTGGCGCTCCACGTCGCGACGTAATTGGCGTTGATCGAGGTGGCGTCCACGTCGGTCAGGCCGAGCAGGCTGCTCGACGGCGTCGGCAGGGTGTAGGGCTTCCACTTGCTGGACGAGCCGTCCCAATGCAGCAGCTGGCCGTTGGCCAATCCCGACAGGTTCACGTCGGTGAGGCTGGCCAAGGAGGTGGCGAGGGTGCGCGGCTCCCACTTGCTGTCGGCGGCGACCCACACCAGCGCCTGACCATCGGTCGGCGAGCCTGCGGCGACATTGGACAGGTCGGACAGGAAGGTCGGCGTGCCGGTGGCCGAGACCACCCAAGCCGTGCCCGACCACACGTAATAAGCGCCAGCCGCGACGTTAAAGACCCGGAAATGGGCCGGGGGCGTGACGATCTGCCAGCCGTTATAGGCGAAGGCCAGCTTGTTGGTCAGGCCCGACCACAGACCGGTGGCCGAGGCCCCGATGATATAGGCGTCGCCGTCTGCCGGGGCGGTCGGCGGGGCGGACAGGGTGTTGATCACCGTCCCCGACAGCATGGCGTCGAACGTGATCATGGCCTCGTTGAAGATGACTTCCTTCTGGAGGACATTCTCGCTCATCAGGTCGATGCCGAGCTTCGGTGTCTGCGTTCCCATGGTCTTCCCTTGAACTACACGGTTGCAATCAATTGCACTTGGCTGACGTAACCTCGACCGATAATGGCCCCCAACTCATACAGGTTGAGCGTCACATGCGCATTAGCGGCGATGGCGTCGGCGGTCTGCATGGCCGCCGTGTAGGTCCAGTAGCGTGTGGCCCCGATGCTGTAGGTCTTCTTCAGCGTCGTGCCGACATACACGTCGATCTCGTAGGCCTCGACCGCCTGATCGAGCAGCACCGGCTTGCCCGAGAGCATGTTGCCGTTCTGCCGGGCGCGCGGCAGCCATGTCAGCCAGATGTCGCCATTGGCGAGATCGACGCCGGTCGCCGGATCATGGCCGGTGCCCGAGACGACGATGGCCTTGGTGATCTGCGGGGCGCGGGGCTTCAGGCTGTTGCCGGTGTCGGTGAAGGCAAAGGCGTTGTCGGGGATCATGTCGGTGTTGTAGGACTGCGACTGGTAGGTCTCCGACGTGTTGAGGTAGCGCTGGTCATGGACGACGCGGGTGGTCGAAGCGCGCATCAGCCGGATGAAGCGCTCGCCTGAGACGTGGGTCTTGATCGCCGCTTCGGTGCCGCGCAGCCCGCGCAGGAAGGTGTCGAGCTGCCACAGGTTGTTGCCGATGTGGACGGCGTTGGCGAACTGCACGATCTCGTCGCCGAACATGGCGAGGTTGATCGGTTGGGTCAGCAGATCGTCTTCGGTGGCGCTGACCAGCTCCTGCCCCGGATTGTTGAGATAGACCGAGATGCGGCTCTTGCGGTCCCACATCATGGGGTGGCAGTTGGCGTCGAGGGTGTTCATCGAGATGCCGCAGGCCGACTGCACCGAGCTGGCGGCGATCTGCACCCAAGCCGCGCCCGATGACGACGACGAGGTGCTGTCGTTGAAGGCCGTGACCGTGGAGCCGGTGCCCATGTCGATCAGCAGCACGCCGCCGATCCAGTTGTTGTTGACGCCGCCGAGCACGACGTAATAGCCGACGTTGTCGGTCTCGCCATCGGTGATCAGCGGGCAGTCGAGCAGGTAAGGGATGGTCGGCGACTTGAGCGGCAGCTTGCTTGGCGCGGCGTCATAGGCCCCGAGGCTGTCGTCGGCCACCACGGCGTTGGTCAGCACATGGTAGAAGTGGTCGATGAAGGTCGCTTCGATGATGCCGTTGTTGCCGATATGCACTTCGGTGCAGCGCACCGAGTAGAGCGTGTCGGGGTAGGTGTCGTCGGGGATCAGCACCACGTCGCCGGGCTCGATGATCACATATTTGCGCGGCAGGAAAATCTTGTAGGTGCGGCGGGCGCAGAAGGCCAAGGCCAGCTGCTCCTCGGCGTAGGTCTTGGCGGTGACGCGGTCGAGGGCGATGGTCACTTCGCGGTCGTCCACCGTCTGGCTCTCGGTGCACATGCGCTGGGCGAAGGCCATGTTGATCGAGAAGTTGCGGACCTTCTCTTGGTATTTGAGGTTGATGCGTTTGGGCAGGTCGAGGTCGGAGATGCGCTTGATCTCCAGCGACGGGGGCGACGCCTCGCCTTCGATATGCGCCCCGAAGTCGTTGCGGTCGAGCACCATGGTCGGGCGGTAGTTGATCCAATTGAACATCAGCATGAAGTTGGTTTCCGCCGCGTCGAACGGGAACACCTTCTGCAGCATGTTGATGGCGTCGCGGGCGGTGGTCGAGGCGGTCAGGGCGAAGCCGTCCATCTCGATGCTGGTGTCCATGTTGGAGAAGGCGTCGAAATCCTGCCCCGACACCAGCCCGGCTTCTTCACAGATGTCGCTGATCACTTGGCACAGCTGGACTTTGTGGCCGCCTTGCTGGGCCTGCACCTCGACGGTGAAGGTCGGCACGGCGTCGCCGAAATCCTCCAGCGCCAGATTGTGCATGACGAAATAGACGAGGCCGCGATAGCCGGGCACGTTGCCCATGCCGATCCAGCTCTCGATCTGCGGGTTGGGCAGCTGGGTTTCCGAGCCGAGATAAAGGTCCAGCTGGTCGTAACGCATCTTGTAGGTGGCGTATTGCATGTAATGGCCGAGGCCATCGAGCATCTGGCCCAGCAGGTTGTTGAGATCGGTGACGGAGGAGATCGGGTAGCCGTCTTGGACATGCGTCTCGATATAGGCCAGCGCGGCGGTCTGGGTGCCGTAGGTGTATTCGCCGGGGGAGTAGTTGTTGGTGGCGAAGAAGTAAGCCGAGGCGTAGGCGTAGTCGTAGTCGGTGTAATAATTGTCCTGCACCAGAAAGGTGAATTCCGCCACGAAGGCGGCGTCGAAGTCGGACTGCTGGACGGCGGCCAGATTGGGGTTGATCCACAGGATTTTCTGGTTCGCCCAGATGCGGTTGATCTGATAGACAGGGCCGCGACAGATGCCCACCGCCACGTCCACGGCGTAGGTGTAAGTCGTCGCGGTGGGGCCTTTGCCGCCGCCGCCCTTGCCGCCCTGCTGCTGGTTCTGGACATGGGCGGTCTCGACCAGCCGCGACACCCACAGGATTTGCCCGGCCAGTTTCATGGTGCCCCAGAGCCGGGTGATCGGCTGACCGGGCGACACCGAGGGCACGTTCACGTCGGCGAGACGCGGGCCATAGCTGTTCCTGCCGGGATTGAGCAGGCGCGAAAGCAACATGCCGCCAAAACCAATGGCGACGAAGAGGGCTGCCATCATGGCGTGGGGCTCCCAGAGACGTGGCTGCTATGGGGCTCAGTCCCCGGATACTCATAGACGGCGGCGATATGCTTGAGCCAGAAGCGATCCACCGGCTGCTCCAGCACGCAACCGCGCTTGGAGAAGGCGTGGATCAGCGACGGGATGCCGTGGCGCTCGCCGACGATGCCGAAATGCTGGGGCTCGGCGGGCGAGACGCCCCACATGATCAGCACCACGCCGGGGGCCATCTTTTCGATGGGCACCTTGACCAGCAGGCGGTCGCAACCTTCGATCAGATGCGCGCCGTTGGGCTGGGGCGAGTAGTTGCGCGGGATCACGGTGTCGATGCCGATCTCCTTGCCGACGCCCCACACCAGACCGATGCAGTCGATGCCGCCACGCGGTCCCTTGGTGCGGCCTTGGTGCTTGAACGGCGTGCCGATCCAAGTGCGGGCGGCGGCGATGATGGTCTGACGCGCAATCATGGTTATGACCCCGAGTTCTGTTTCGATTGGGTGCCCGACTGGGTGAAGTTCGGCGTGATCAGCGCGCGATCTTCGGTCGGCATGTCGGGGCAGCCCCGGAAATTGTTGAGGTTCATGAAGACGTTCTCACACATGGGCCGCGTCTTGTTGCAGCCCACGTTGGCGACATACTCGTCTCCTACCTGAATTTTGTAGGGCATCGCCTCCAGCAGGAAGAAGCAGGGCCGGGGGTCGCGGGTGTATTCGCGCACCTCCATCCTGAGACCGGCGTTGCGCCCGCTGGTCCATTGGATGAAGCCGTTCTGGAAGAAGCCGACTTCGGCGGGGTTGTAGGCGTCCTCGAACTGCCCGCCGTTGAACACCGCCGTGACCGCGCCGGGAATAATGCGGGCGCGGAAGGCCGTCCACATGATCTCGCCGTCATTGACCTGCCCGACGCCGGGCGCATCGCTCTGGTGGCCGAGCACGAAGTTGAGCTGATTGAAGTCGGCCACCGGCAGCGACGAGCCGCTGTAATGCGAGCTGCCGCCTTTGCCGCCCCCGCCGCCCCCGCTGGTGGTCTGGGTGGTGGCGTAGACAGCGGGGCTGTTGAGGGTGTGCTCGAAGGTCTGGACGGTCTGCAGGCCGCTGACCGTGGGCCACGCGGGCTCGCCGCCGCCCGAGGTGCCGAAGCTGTCCACGATCACGGCGTCGGCGGTGGTGATGGTCAGCGGCTGCATGCCGGGCGCGGCGCTGAGCGGGGCGTTATATTGCACGGTCGGGGTGTTGTAGGCGGCGCTGTTGACGTAGACGCCCGTGACCGTGACGTTGTTCTGCATGATCAGGGTGT